CGAGCCACAAACGTGCGCCGAAAATTTATTAAAAACGCCACGCTTCTCTGTACCGTATGAGCGGATCAAAGGCATCGACGGCAGCTTGATCGACTCCCCTGCTGCCACAGCTGGCGATGATATGATCGCCGATGCTGAGTGGCTCCTGGAAACATACGAGCCGCGGGTGCAGGTAAACAGCATTGAAGCCAACGAAACCGATGGAGTCGGTGACTTCGGCATTGTGGCGGATCTATCCATCAATATATTAGACGAGGAGGAAGATGCATGAGTGACTTAAATTTTATCACGATTGACTCCTCGGAGATTTACGACACCATAATCACCGCACTGGAAAACGGCTGCAGCGACGAGCTATATCCTGGAGACGAACGCCGCATATTCGGCGAGGCTCTTGTGGCTGTCATTGTGGCCACATTCAACTCAGTGAATGATGCTTGCCGCCAGAGACTACTGCGCTACGCCAGAGGCGAAGTCCTGGACGCACTCGGAGAGTCAAGAGGAGTCTTGAGAGAGACACCGGTGTGCAGCACCGCAACGGAGCGCTTCTCGGTGTCAACAGCAATCGGTGACAATATAGTCATACCAAAGGGCACGCGAGTGACTTGCGACTACTCTCATTACTTCACTACCGACAAAACGGTCGTACTTCCAGCTGGTTCTTTGTATGTCGATGTCGGTATCACGGCAACAGTCGGCGGTGAGGAATACAACAAGATCCTTCCGGGATCAATCAATGTCATGGTGGACCAGATCCCATACATTGATAAAGTTGAAAACCTTGCCAAGACATCCGGCGGAGCTGACAAAGAGACGGACGATGTGTATCGCGAAAGAATACGAACCAGCAGCGCAAAGGTGTCAGTTGCCGGACCAGCTATCGCCTACAAATACTGGGCCATGGCAGCAGATCCGACGATTGCAGACGCGGTTGTTGAGTCTCCGAGCCCTGGTGTTGTTATGATCACGCCGATCGGATATGGTGGGCAGGTGCCAGACGAGTCGCTTCTGGCCAAGGTGCTGGCGTCCTGCTCTGCCGATGACGTTCGACCACTGACCGACCAGGTAAAGGTGCAAGCTCCGACTGTTGAGGAGTACGACATCGAATTGACCTATTACACATCAGCGGCAAACGAGTCGAAGTGTGTCAGTACAATCGAAGGAAGCGGCGGAGCTATTGACCAGTACAACTACTGGCAAGGCTCGGCACTAAGCCGAGACATCAACCCGGACTATCTTCGCAAGCTAATTCTTGCACCGAGCTGGGGGGATGATCTTGTCGGCGCCGACCGCGTTGATATAGTGAGCCCGGTATATACCGATCTCAGCAAAACAACCGTCGCAAAATTCTCCGGGACAATCAAAGTATCACATGTCGTAGAGGAGGGATAGCATGAGCATGAAACTTGAAAATGTCGAAATTGTGAAGCTGCTCCCTCCCTGGATGCGACAAGACGAAGCAAACGCAGCACTCAGCAGATCCGCGAGCTCTCTTTTTCAGGAACCAGCCAAGAGGATCAAACAACTCCGGATCTGGGACAAAATTGACGAGCTGGACGATGATATGCTGGACGAGCTGGCCTGGGAGCTGAACATCGACTGGTACAGCTCAGCCATGGAGATCTCCAAAAAAAGAGCAACCATCAAAGTGGCGCACTTGATCATGGAAAAGCGTGGCACAAAATGGGCTGTCGAACAGCTTATATCCGCGTACTTCGGCACCGGATATGTCAAAGAATGGTTTGAGTACGGTGGCGATCCGTATATGTTCCGCGTTTTGACCACCAACCCCGACATCGGGGACGATGGCATGGCTGGCTTTTTCAAGCAGGTAGACGTTGCCAAAAGTGTCCGATCACACATGGAAGGCGTCTACTTTTACGAGGAACTTGAGCCGGTGATCCTGGTCTCTCCCACTTCTACTGCTCATGTATTTGAGTATGTAAAATGCGGGACCAGACCAAGATCTGCAAACATCGGCAGGATCAAGACGACCACTATCGAGGCGAGCCCTCAGGCATCGAGCCATGGTTTTGAATATACACACGCCGGAGACGGTACCAAGGCTGGCACCTACCCACGCCAGGCAAACGTGGCCAAGATAAAAAACGGAGAGGTTGATGCCCTTCCGCAGTCAAGACATCACCCTTTTGAATATGCCACACACGCCGGAGATGGCACCAAAGCCGGTACCTACCCGAACCGGATGGCTCTGGGTGAAATAACAAAAGCAACAGTTGAAGCCGATGGATCCGCCGAAATCATCGGCTTTATGTATGCCAGAACGACCGGCACCTATCCGAGAGCTGCTAACAATGCTGAGATTACAACGGCAGCAGTTGAAACAGACGGATCTCTCGATCCGCATCAATTTGAGTATATCAGGAAAGCGGGAACGAGCCCAAGGCACGCCACTCTCGCTGAGACAGCTCAAGGAAACATGGAGGCAGCAGGCGCCACCTCGGTGCACTGTTTCACATACACAAAATGCGGCACTAAGAAGTGCGGGCAAAAGTAGGAAGGAGGCAACCTATGGCGGCAAATTTTTTCAGTGACAGCTTTATGGCACGCCGTCGGCAGCAGTGGCTCCGCTCTATCCTCAGACTGGAGGTAAGAACCAACGGGACGTGGTATGAGGGAGACATCCAGAAGAAAGAAGTCCAGGGCGACACCCTGGTCCTCAATGTTGTGTTTTCTGCCGTCGACAACATGAGCTGCACAATCGACCGATCAAGGATTTTCGACGTATATGGCGAAGTTATCCACGAGCAGGTTGAAGCAATCAAAAAGGCAAAAGGCCAGGGCACAATGATCCAGATCAAGGTGCCGATCAAAGAACCAAGTTAAGGAGGCGAAACCATGTACAGAGAAACAAAATGGCAGGACGAAATCGTTGACTCCGAAACAAAGGAACTGATCCAGGACGGAACCGATCAGTCTGCCGGAAATTTCAACAATGCAGAGCATGGCATCAGCGACGCGCATCTTGCGGCACTGATCATGTTCTCTGGGATGCTTCCACAGATCCGTGCCAACACTGTGGAAAAAAAGACAGTCACACTGACAAACACGAAGCGCGTCCCATTCAACAATAGCAAAAAGTCCGTCGCTCTTGCTGAAACCAGAGACTCCCTCAACTACGACGTTGAGGTTGAGGTCGTGGAGACCGCAGGCACCGGCATCGTTGGAGAGTTTGACATCACCGACAAGATGCTCAACGGCTTCAAAATTGCATACAGCGGAAGCGCCTCAAGCGTAACCGTGAATTTAACCATCAAAGGAGGTAGCAACTAATGGCAAAGGAAAAACCAGTGACCGTTGTTGAGATCAACGAGGGCACAAAAATCGACTACGAACAGAACGGCACAAAGCTCACATTCGACGATCAGCTTATGATCAACGTGGCAAAGTACCAGAAGGGCTTCCCGGTACATGTTGACATCTGCATGGATGCTGACAGAAACCTCTGCACCGGCGTGGCTGCTGGACTCTTTTATGTTGCACAGCTTGACATCCCTGCTATCAAGTACGAGGAGCAGACAACAAGCGAAAACGACAGCTCTGACGAGAATGGCATGAACCCGCAGACGCCACCCGCAGTCATTCCGCTCGATATGTCAGACGTAACTCTCACATTATGGAGCATCGACCAGCTGACTCCAGCAACCGAAGAATAGGAGGAAAACATGAGTAAACCTAATTTTGATTTATCAAATCTGGCGCTCCAGATGGTGCTGCCAAACAATGAGCTTATTTATGACGACAAGGGGATGCCTTCCGTCATGGTCAAGATCCCAAAATTTAAGATCAGTGACGTGATCACCGGCGGATCAAGCAACACACACCCTGCCTTTATTGTAAACGGCAAAGAAATCGATGCGATCTACATCAGCAAGTACCTCAATGTTGTTGATGATGGCAGAGCCTACTCTCTCCCAGGCCAGGATCCGGCGAACACACTCAACTTTGACCAGGCAGTGCAGTATTGCACAGCAAAAGGAGAGGGCTGGCATCTTATGACCAACGCAGAATGGGCTGCCGTTGAGCTCTGGTGCTTAAAGAATGGCTTCATCCCTAAGGGTAACAACAATTACGGAAAAGACGGATCCGAGAGCAACCGCAAGGCTATTCCGTCCAACATGGATGGCTCGAACGTCGGAAGAACCGCAACCGGAACCGGTCCTCTTTCCTGGTATCACGACGGAACCGTTTGCGGCATTGCGGATCTCAAGGGTGATGTCTGGGAATGGTCTGGCGGCCTCCGTTTTGTATTCGGAGAGGTGCAGGTGCTCGCAGATAACAGCGCCGCGGATCTCGACAACCCTCAGAACGCATCCAGCGCAATGTGGAAAGCCATTGACGCAACAAGTGGCAGCTTAATCGATCCTAAGGGAGACGGACGCACCGCGAACTCTGTCAAGGTCGACATTGTTTCCGGAAAGATGCAGTACACCACCACCATCGCCAACGCTACCGGCAATGTAAACTGCAAATTTGCAGAAATCACTTGCGCGGCGTCAATCGGCGCAGCAGCGAAGGCAGTCCTCCAGGCGCTCGGTCTGCTCTGCACCGACACCTCTGCAGACTACGCAACAAGCCAGTGCTACCTCAACAATGCAGAGGCAGAGCGTCTGGTGTCTCGCGGGGGCAGCTGGCACAGCTCTGCGTATGGACTCTTTTCGTTCAACGGCGGCAATCCACGCTCGGGTGTGAACTGGGGCATCGGTTTCCGCTCCGCTTATTACAAGAAGATCTGACAATCTGATAATCTGAGGATCTGATCAGGGGCGCCCGCCAAAGCGCCCCTGGTTATTTATGAGAAAGGAAGCACATGGCAGATTTAAAACTACAACAAAAGATTGAGAGGATGATCTCAAAGTCATCCATCTGGATCAACAATATGCCAAAGCCCGACAAATTCGTGCTCGGCGAAGAAATAAGAAGATCAGAGTGGATGATGCTCCGGTGGAGTATTCTGGGAAATGCTACACATAAAAGCAAACGACCATATCAGGAAAAGATTGACGACGAGCTCAAGGTGCTCAAAGGCTTCATTGATCTGGCCGTGCAGCCAGAAAATAAGCTGATCAGTCCAGGAGCTCACGGAGAATGGACTGCGATGCTGACAGAAATCGGCTGCATCCTCGGTGGATGGATAAACCGCACAACATGATCGCACCGTGGGGGATGTGCCGGGAAATCGTGGCGTCTGGTGTATCGCGGGGGCAACTGGAACAACTCTGCGAATGGACTCTTTTCGTTCAACGGCAACAATCCACGCTCGAATGTGAACTGGAGCATCGGTTTCCGCTCCGCTCTGGTCTATTTTGTTGAGGATCCACGGCACTCATGGGTGCCTGGCAACGGTCCAGATCAAAGGGGCACGTCTCCCGGTATAGAAATCTATACCAAAGACAGATCCGCCTGACAATGGGCGGTGTTTACTGCGTAGGCTGGCCGGATCATCGGATTGTCACGCGCAGCTATTAAAGAACAAAGGAGGCAACAATGGAACAATGTAAAAACATGTTCGAGAAAATCTACGCATGGGAGAACCTTCTGGACGCATATCACCATGCAGCCAGTGAGAAATGGTTCCGCGACGACGTGGCGGCCTTCTCTGCTCATCTGGGTGAAAACCTAACAGACATTCAAAACTCGCTTATCTGGAAAACATACACGGTTGGAAGGTATCGCGAGTTTTATGTTTATGAGCCAAAAAAGCGCCTTGTCATGGCTCTGAATTTTCGTGACAGAGTTGTGCAGTGGGCGATATATTTGCAGCTCAATCCTCTGCTCGACAATCAATTTATTTACCACAGCTACGGCTGCCGGGTAGGCAAAGGAACAACCAGAGCTGCCGATCAACTTCAATACTGGATGCGCATGGCAGACAGAAAACCAATTCCCTGGTACTATTTGAAGCTCGATATATCAAAGTATTTTTACCGAGTGGACCATAATGTCCTGCTCGGGATCCTCAGGAGAAAATTCAAGGGAGAGGATGACCTGCTCTGGTTGATGGATAAGATCATCAACTGCGACCACACTCCCTTCGGATTGCCTCCTGGGCTTAATGTTGACGACATACCGCCAAGTGAGCGACTTTTTGAAGTCGGGATGCCGATCGGCAACTTGACGAGCCAACTGCTTGCAAATGTGTGTCTTAATGAGCTGGATCAGTACATCAAGCACGAGCTCCGCGTCCATTGTTATGTCAGATATATGGACGACATGGTGCTACTGCATCCGGACAAGACTTTCCTCAACAAGTGCAAGGATCTGATTGAGGAATATCTCAACGATATACTTCACCTGGAGCTCAACAGCAAGACAACCATCGGCAAAGTCTCCTGCGGGATCACTTTTGTCGGGTATGTAATCCGGCCAACATACCGGAAACTAAAACGCAAGTCGCTCCGCAAAATGAAGGCACGCATCCGTTACATCCAAAAGGAGTACGAAAGCGGCCTCATTGATTTTGAGGACGTCAACAACACGATGCAGAGCTACTTCGGACAGATGTCAAACTTTGACAGCTATGGACTCAGGAAGTGGATCACTGAAAACATCGCCTTCCAGCGCGGAGAGACACGCGGGAAAGGAGGTATCACATGATCGACATCAGCATCCTGATCGCAGCCATCGGCGTCGTTTTATCTATCGCAACATTTTACTTCGGCCGCCAGGCTGGAGCAAAGCAAGATGGGAAAAGCGCCGGAGCGCTGGAGACAGACATCAGCTACATCAAGGAAAGCGTGCAGCGCATTGAAACCAAGCTCAATCGAGACGTGCAAAGGCTCGAGGGGCGCATCGACGAGATCAGCAATCAAATGAGCATTATCAGCAACACGGCCGGTAGAGCCCACGAGTCCGCTAAGTCGGCGCACAATCGCATCGACGAGCACTTGCAGCGCGAGCACAACATCACAGTGGAAAGGGGACGGACAAATGAGACGTAAACGCCCAGAATTTTCAAAGACAATACTCAAAGCCGTGGCAATCGCCACGGTTGTTATTGTCGTACTGTCTTTCAAGCTCATGTTTGAGACTGGAGACACTTCCGCCCTGGCGTACATTGTGCCGGGGATATTCACAGAGTTGTCTGCAGCTACCGGCTTTTACTTTTGGAAAGCAAAGGCCGAGAACCAGATCAAACTCGACATTGTGAGACAGAAGAAACTAAAAGATCAAAAACATCCGGATGATGATCCGGAAGAAAGTGAGGCAGATTATGACAACAGAACAGATTAGACAGAAAGTCGTTGAAAAGATGCGCAGCTGGATCGGCTGCAAGGAAAGCGACGGATCGCACAAAAAGATCATTGATCTCTACAACAGCCACAAGCCTCTCGCGCGAGGCTATGCCGTCAAATACACAGACGCATGGTGCGCCACAACGGTGTCGGCTGCATCCATCGCCTGCGGATTGACTGACATCATGCCAACAGAGTGCGGATGCGACGCAATGATCAAACTCTACCGGAATTTAGGTAGATGGGAGGAAAACGACGCATACAGACCGAGCCCTGGCGATGTTGTTTTTTACGACTGGGACGACAACGGCATCGGCGACAACCGCGGATCCTCTGATCATGTCGGAGTAGTCGACCATGTATCTGGCAACACGATCACAATTATCGAAGGCAACAAGAGCAACGCAGTCGGTACCAGAGAGATCCAGGTCAATGGCAAATACATCAGAGGCTACGGCTTGCCTAATTATGCAAGCAAAGCAACATCAGCGAGCCACACAGAAAAACCGGCAACATTGAAGCATAAGGCTGGAGATATTGTAAAATTTACCGGCTCAACTCATTACAAAAGCTCAGACGCATCCAGCGGCGTGAGCTGCAAGGCAGGCACAGCCAAGATTACTGCAGTATTTGAAAAGGGCAAGCATCCGTATCACCTTATTGCCGAAAAAGGCGGCGGCTCTACGGTTTATGGCTGGGTAGACACCAAAGACATCGGAGAAACTTCTCAGGCTTCTCCTGCTGCCTCTGCTTCGTTCTCAGTGGGCGACAAGGTAAAAGTCAGAGGATCGGTTCATTGTTACGGTAACGGATCCGGAGGCGACGCAAACAGAGACGGCTCCACAATGTACGTTGTCGGGCTTGTGAGCTCCAAAACTTACAAATATTACATCGGCGTGGCTGACAAAAAAGGCGGCGCTCGTATTGGATGGGCTGAGCCTTCTCAGCTCTCTCACTGCTAAGGAGGTACACTATGAACATAAACCAGATCATCGGCATCGTTATCGTTTTGATCCTTTTGCCACTTATCGCCTATCTTCTCTCTGTTGCGGTCTCCTACATGAAGGCCAAGGCTGAGAACATCCAGAACCAGACTGTCAAAGATATTGTTTTGGATGCCATCGACACCGTTGAGCAGTCCGTCCTCTATGTCATGCAGACGTATGTGGACGCATTGAAACGTGGCGGCACATTCACTAAAGAAGCACAGCAGGCTGCGTTTGAAAAAGCTGCGGAACGCGCGAGAGAATTGATCACAGACGAGGTCAAGGCAATGATCTCGGCAACCTATGGAGATTTTGATAAATGGTTAGAGACTCGCATTGAGAAAGAAGTCCGAGCGAATAAAACAGAAAAGCCGGAGACGGATCACACAGTTGAAGCAGCGACCACTGCTGCCAGTGTGGCGGCAACTGTCGCATCCACTGCAGTCCAGCAACTCGCAGCCGAAGTGTCCGACGCGACGCCTCGTGAATAATCACAAACGATAAAACAAAAAAGCCCAGCAGGACCATCACCTGCTGGGTGTTTTTTAGTGCTCGGCGAACACTTTCCAGTTAAAGACAAAACTCACAACACCGCGGAAATAAAGGATCCGCGTGGTGTTCGCCTCAGACTCATTTAGTGGAGCTGCGGGGAGTCGAACCCCGGTCCGAACCCAGATTCAATGTACTTCTACTGTCATAGTCAGTGTTTTAACATTCCCTCCAAGCAGCGCCCACTAACAGGCTATGCTCTTTGGTAGCTTCATAGATTTTCCGTCATCGCAAAGCTTTGACAACGGAGTGTCCCGCAGGTATGACACCGGCTACCTTAGCGGCGGGGCGCTAAGACCGATGAGCTGCGCTTAGGCAGCTAATGCTAAATTATCTTCAGCGTTTAATTTTAAATCGAACTTTTTACGTGGTGTCCGACCACGGACAGCTTCTCCATCTGCAGTGAGCCCGTCGAAACCAGTACAACCCCTTGTTGTAACCGGTAGATGCGTTATATAAAACGCTCACCAAAATGTTTCTGCTAACATTACGTTATGCAAATATAACACTTTTTATACCATCTGTCAAGAATACATCGTTCCGTTTTGCTCCTTTTCCAATAATTATGTGCTTATCTCACAACACTCTACTTTCCCTATAGATATCTTTAAGTACAATTTTCAGCAAGTACAAACTCATACTTTTCTCACCACACAATGCATCCGCATCCCTTTCCGGATCTCAAACGATTCTACTTTTAATCCTGCTTTTTGACAGCACTCCTCTATCACACTCCGTCTGGCAATTTTCACATCACCATGTCCACACAGGTTTGCTAACGGAACTTCGATGTTATCCATAAACCAAAGCAGCAGTCTATTATTGCTTGACGCATCACGCAAAATCAATCTACCACCCGGACGAAGACATCTTTGCACACTGTCAAAAAACGCCTGTGGATTTGGATAATGGTGAAAACTGTTCGAGCAAATAATGCTATCAAAGGAATTATCTTCAAATGGAAAGTTCTCGCAATCACCCACGACAAATGTAGCATTGGGAATATTCTTCTTTTGCGCTTGCTCGATCATTGCCGGTGTTAGATCCAGACCCGTATAATGCCGCTCCGGATATTTTTCTGACAACAGTGAGATCATTGGCGCCGGACCACATCCGGCATCCAGTAAATCCATAAATGGTTCCCTCTCCAGCTCTGCCATAATATCTGGATAATCTTTTTTGCACATCTCATAAATGCCGGCT